GCAGCAGCTAAGAAACAAGCAGAGACCGCAGCCGCTAATGCTAAGAAGCAAGAGGAAGCGCAGGCTGCTGCAATGGCGGAGCAGCGTGCTCAGGTAGATGCACAACGTCAAGCAGACCAGAAGATCGCAGATGATATGCTAGCCGCTGAACGTGAAACACGTCTATCGGCGGAGAAGAGCGCACGAGAGGCTGCTCAAAAGACAGAAGCCCTTAACATCCAAGCTGGTGTAACTGCTAAGGAGAAATCTGATCTAGCAGCACAAGCAGCGGGTGGAAACAAAGCTACTGTTGTTCTAGGCTCTTCACAGCTAAAGGATACAGCCCTGACAGCAGCCAACAAAGCTAACGTATCTTCTAAGAAGAAGAAGAAGAAGGCAACATCTTCTGTTGGCGGGTTGATGAACAAATCATCTAATGTTGGAGGTCTCTAATGGAAGCCCCACATCGTATTAGTAATATCTGGGCGACAATGGACACCGACAAAGGTGATCTCATTGAACGCTCAGAGGCATACGCACGGTGGACTGTACCTGCTATCATGCCCCCAGAGGGTATGGAGGGGCAGGAGCAGACTAAAGGTAACGTACCAACAGGTGCACGCCTAGTCAACCACCTAGCTAACCGTATCGTAGAAGTCCTGTATCCAATCAGCCGACCTTTCTTTACAGTAGCACTAACACCGGAAGCTAAACTTGAGATCGAGCAAGAACTCGGTGAAGAGCAGTCCGGTAAGATGCAAGAGGCTGTACGTGATGCCACATCTCGTTTAGAAGACGTGGCTATTCGTAAGCTGAAGCTCACAGAGTACCGCCCTGTTGCTATCCTTGCAGCCAAGCACCTCATCGTCACTGGTAACGCACTCCTGCGTCGTATGCCTAGCGGCAAGCGCGTATTGTATCCTGTCAACCGCTACGGTGTCCGTCGTGACATCCTTGGTATGGAACGGGAAGTGGTTCTCTCAGAGAAGAAGCGTTTCAGCACCTTCGATGAAGCTACGAAAGCAGACATCCGCGAAGTCCATACTCAAGTAAAGGACGAGGACGACATGGAGTTGTTCACTCTTTACGAGAAGCAAGGCAAGCGTTGGAAGATCACACAGGAAGCTGATGGTGTTCCACTCAAGACAGAATCCTATCTAAATGAAGCAGACTACGATCTTTTGGTCTTAGACTGGTCACTGCATCCCGGCGAACACTATGGTCGTGGTCTTGTAGAAGACTACGCATCGACATTCCACAACATCGACGTATGTACTGAAGCCCTCCTTGACCTCACAGCAATCACTGCTGATATCAAGTTCTTTGTACGTCCCGGTAGCCCGTTGTCTATGGACCTAGCCGCGCTGAATGCTGCCCCTCGTGGTACATACTGGCCCGGTAATGCCGACGACATCAGCGTCCCTGAGATGCGTGCTCGTGGTGACTTAGGTACAATCAATGAACTCATTGGTAAGTGGGAAGGCGAACTCGCACAGGCATTCCTTATGTCTAACGTGCGTGATGCAGAGCGCGTCACAGCAGCGGAAATCCGTATGCTTGCTAACGAACTCGAAAGCGCCTTCGGTGGTCTGTACTCACAACTCGCACAAAGCTGGCAACAGCGCGAGGCTGAGTACGCTATCAGTCAGGTAGACTTCGCCTCAGAGATTGGTAAAGACAGCGCTGCATTTGAAGTGCTCGTCACAACAGGTCTTGAGTCGCTGTCACGTGAAGGTCAGATCGACAACCTACGCATGGCTATTGGAGACCTTCAGATGATGGAGGCTGTTCCAGAAGACATCCGTGGTGCGATGAACCCATTGCGTTTCGCTAAGTTTGTGTTCACTAACCGTTCAGTTGACCTCAACGCCTTCCTTAATACACCGGAAGAGATGCAGGCTAACCAAGAAGCAGCTATGGCCGAAGCAGGTCGTATGCAGTCTCAGCAGGGTGAAGCTAATGTCGCAGAACATGCTGGTAAAGCAGCAGTAGACGCACAACAACCAAAGTAAGGAGAGAACACTTTGTCAGAAGAACCAATTAACCTCGACATCAACCCACCAGACTCGTCTCTTAATGCAGCAGGTAATGTACCTACTGCGGAGACGACTGCACCCCCTGTCGAAGAAGCGCCCGTCGAAGCACCTGTTAAAGAAGCAGTTGAAGAGGCACCAGTAGAGGCACCAGAAGCTGCGGAAGCAGAAGAGGAGCCAGTTGCTGATGAGAAAGACGAGCCGCTTGATTCGGACGTCTGGGGCGACTCAGGTTCAGATGTGGGCAATAGCGTACTAGGTATGCTACAGAACTCTGGTGTATCTACAGACGATGCTAAGGCATTGATGTATGATGCAATCCAAGCAGGGGACGTGACCTTGATTGATAAGGCAGCACTTGCCGCTAAAGTCGGTAAGCACGCTGCTGAGATCATTCTCACAGGAACGAAGTCCTTCATTACAGAGAACAACGCTAAGAACGAAGTTGCAGTTAAAGTAGTCCATGAAGCCGCAGGCGGCAAGGACAACTGGGACAAGGCAGCTAAGTGGGCGTCAAGTAATATCCCGGAGGCGGACCTCTCTGAGTACCGTCCCATGATTGATAAAGGTGGAGCATCCGCACGATTCGCGGTATCTGAAATCCTAGCGGCTTATAATAAAGCCCCTGCGAACTCAAGCATCACCCCAGAAACACCCCGTGTTGAGGCTACCTCAACATCTCCCCCGGCCCGTACAGCCATGTCTCGTGCAGAGTACGTCGCCGCTCTTGATAAGGCACATCGTAAAGGTGCGTCTAATAAAGAGATCGCGACCATCCAAGCAGCCCGAATTCTCGGGCGCAAACAAGGCCTATAAGCCACTTAAAGGAGATACCTCATGTCAGGTGTAAACATTCCAGTAGACTCAACTCACCTATCCGATCAGGCAATTGCCGATATGATCGAACAGTATGGTGGATTCGTGGACTCTCAGTTCGCTAAGAAATCCATGATGCGCAACTTCTCTAACGTCAAATCCGTCAAGGGTACAGACACCATTCTTAACCGTCGCGTAGGCAAGACTTCCTTGACTACTCTGACTGCTGGCGTCCGTCCTGCCGCAACTGCGACTGCGTTCGGTTCCACATCGCTGACCATCGACACTGTAGTCATGGCCCGTGACAACCGCTCCATGCTCAATGAGTTCCAGATCGACTTCAATGCTCGTAAAGAACTCGGTATGGATCACGGTAAAGAACTCGGTAAGCTCTTCGATGAATCCCTGCTGATCGCAGGCATCAAAGGTGCTGCTGCTGCTGCTCCTGCTGGTTTGAACGGTGCTTTCGGTGCTGGTACAACTGCAACTCTTGCAGCAGTCGGTGACGAACTCGACCCAACTAAGCTCTACACTGCGCTTGAAACAGGCGTTGTTGCTATGCAGACAGCGGACATGGACACAGATGAGTGTGTATGGTTCGTGACTCCAACTCAGTACGCTGTTCTGTTGAACAACGACAAGCTGGTGAATCAGGACTACTCCACTGAGAACGGCGACTTCGCTAACGGTAAGTTCAAGACTGTAATGGGTGTTCCTGTTGTAGCTACTAACCGTCTGCCAACCGCAGCTATCACTGGTCACGCCTTGTCCACAGCAGCTAACTCTAACTTCTACGATGTATCTGCTGCCGAAGCACGTACAGAAGCTCTGTTGCTGCACCCATCCGCTCTGTTGGTTGGTGAAACCATTCCGTTGACTTCTGATGTCTACTTCAGCAAGATCGAACGCCAGTGGTTCATCGACTCGTTGATGGCCTACGGTGCTAACTTCAACCGTCCAGATGGTTGCTACGCAGTTCAGTCTGTTATCGTCTAACTAATCAGCCCTCTCCTTAATTGGAGGGGGCTTTTTTTCATTTGTTGAGTGGCTGTCGTCTCTCCCGATGGCTATTCTACTAATGAAACACCCACCCTTAACTAGAGAGGCTTACCATGACCACACGTCTGGACCTGATTAACAGTATGCTGGCGACCACTGGCACGGCAAGACTCGCTGCTGCTGATGTAACACACCCTAACTATATCACCGCTGATCTCATCTTGAATGATGTGATCGAAGAGTTCTCTTCTAAACCCTTGTGGTTTAACACCACCTACCGTACACTCACACCTAACGTAGATGGTAAGATCGTTGTGCCTAGTAACGCACTCACATGCGATCCTGCTGATGCGTCTAAGGACTATGCAATCCGGGGGCAGTACCTATTCGATAACGGTAACTACACCTTTGATATCGGAGAGCCAGTTGCTTGTGTTATCGTAGCAGAATTAGAGCTAACAGACATGCCACCTGTCGCTCTCCAGTTCGTTCGTGCTAAAGCACGTCTGATGTACTACGTGGATCAGGATGGTAGCGGCAGCAAGCTACAGATGTATGCACAGAATGTGGTTGAGAAAGAACTCGAACTCATTACATTGAATATGAAGAACACAGACGCTAACTTCTTCGCTGGCAAAGGCTACGCGAACTTCGCTACACGCCGTGCTTCAACAGCTAATCCTATAACCCGTATCATCTAAGGAGACATCATGTCAGTATCCGGTACACTCGGCTCACTCCTACAGGGTGTGAGCCAGCAACCTGCTCACATCCGAAATGATGGACAGGTTACTGAACAAATCAACATGGTGTCTGACGTTGTGCGTGGACTAACATCCCGCCCAGCGTCTGACCTACAAGCATACAACGCAACAACAACACCTGATCTAGCATTCCGTAACATCGTTATTGATGGGGATCGGTTCCAAGTGGGCTTCAAAGCAGGTGCTTTGGAAATACTAGATGCATCTGGTACATCCATGACGTTCACACCGGACGCGGGTACACTAGCTTACGTCGGCACTAACATGGAAATATACGTCTATGATGAGATTCCGTACTTACTGAACCGTGATAAAGTCACAGCGATGGATGCGTCAACAGCAGCAGCACTTGCTGAAGTCAAGCAAGACGAAGGCTACATCGTATGTTTCGGTGGACAGTTCAGCCACACCTACACAGCCAGTCTAGAGTACACAGATGGTACTGTAGCTACTGGTACATACGTGGCACCTGATGGTACAACCACTGGGGATGCAGCAAAGTCTGCTGCTGATTACATCGCGAATCAAGTAAAGCTATCACTAGCTGCCAGCCCTAACCTAAAAGCTGGTACTGTTATATCAGTAGTAGACTCAGTTATCCGTGTAACAGGTGCCCCTGATCTAAAGCTGACTGTATCCGATGGCTCTAACGGTCTCGTAATGCGTGCTCAGACTAACACAGCTAAGAGCATTGTAGACCTCACGCCAATGGCG